GCTCGTCCCAGTATTGTCGACGACGGCTGAAACCGTCACGACTGTCGGGATATTCGCTTCAGTCGGCGTGTAGTTGAGGGCGAAGATCTCCTGCGTGCTGTTTGAAAAGACCGTCGTGTCCGTGCCGAGCGCGAGGAAGTGCGCAATCGTCGTGGCATTCGCCGCGATCTGCGTCGACCCGACGCCAGAGTTGCCGACGACCAGCGTGCCGCCGCTGTTCGTCAGCGTGATGCCGTCGATGGTGAGCAGCGACGTCGAGATCGTTCCCGACGTAATGCTCGCCGCGCTGAGGTTCCCGACCTGCAGCGTGCCGCCCACGCTCTTGATCGTCGCGCCGTCGATCGTAATCCGGTCGGCGCTTAGGGAGCCGGTCGTGATCGTGTTCGCATTGACCGAGCCGATGTAGGCGGCGCCGATCGCGGCCGAGGCGATATAGGTCCCGATGTTGCCGGAGGTGATCGCGCTCAGGAACGCGAAGGAACCGGCCCCGAGGCCTCCGAGCGTGACGCCACCGCCGCCCGCGCCATTGATCGTCCCGTTCGAGTTCAGCGAGATGTTCGAATTGAGCCAGCCCGGCGACGCGATGATGTTGGCGTAGTTGAGGCCGGTCCCGGCGCCGAAGAGGACGTTGCCTGATCCGTCCTCGATCGTCAGATTCCGCGAGTCGATATTGCTCGCGGTGACCCCGCCGACCGCGATCTGCGCCGAGGTGATCGTGCCGGCCGAGATCTGCGCCGCGGTGATCGCGCCGGCGACCAGGTTGTTGCCGGTGATCGTCCCGGCGGCGATCTGCAGCGCCGTGATCGAACCGGCGGCAATGTTCGCGGCCGCGATGCCGCCGGCGGCGATCTGCGCTGAGGTGATCGTGCCCGCAGCGATGGTCGAGGCAGTGACGGCGCCCGCGGCCAGCGCGGCCGTGTTGACGGCGCCTGCAGCCAAGAGCGGCGTCGTGATCGCGTTGGCCGCGATCTGCGTCGTAGCGATGGTGCCCGTGATCTTCGCGGCGGCGATCGCAGCGAGCTGCGAGTCCGAGAGCGTGCCGGTGATCTTGGAGGCCGACACCGCGCTGATCTGGCCATCGACCAGCGTCCCGACCAGGTCACCGGTGTTGACCAGCGGCACCCACGAGGCCGTGCCCGACTGGTACTTGTAGAGCAGGTTGTTCGCGGTATCGAAGAAGACCCGGCCGTTGAACAGGTTCGTCGCTGGCAGGCTCGAGCCCGACTCGATGCCGGCCGGAACGATGCTGACCGAGAACGTCTCCGTCAGCGTCGAACCACTGTAGGTCGCGGAGATCGTGAGCGTGCCGCTCGTGGTCCCGGCGGTGATCGCGGTGATCTGGTAGTAGCCGATCGGCTCGCTGCCGACGGGTGTGTTCGCCGCGGTGTTGACCGTGCCGGTGATGCCGCTCGAGGCGACTGCGCTGAACGTCGAGCTCGCGGTGACGTCGGTGCCACCGCTGTAGACCTTCGTGAGGCCCGAGAGGCCGGCGACGCTCGCGATCACACCGTTCGCGTAGGCATACACGGTGAAGGCCGTGTTCGTCAGCGCCATCGTCGTGACGTTGCTGCCCGAGGGCCCGGTGCTGCCCTGCAGGGCCTTCGCGAGCGCAAAGTTCGCGACCAGCGTCGCGCCCTGGTAGGTGGCCGAGTACTCGACCACGGCGCTGTTGACGCCAGCGCCGAAGCCGGCCGTGACCGAGTAGACGCCGGCCGAGCTGATGCTGGTCGTGAGTCCCGAGGGATTCGCGACGACCGCGAAGGTGCAGCTCGAGGTGACGTCGGCGGTGCCGCTGAAGACCTTGAAGGTGCCGGTCGCGCTTGCGTAGCCGCCCGTGAGCACGTTCCCGGAGCTGTCAGCGGGGATGACGGCCGACGGCGTGGTCAGGAAGCCCGCGAGGCCCGGGACGCCCGGCGTGCCCGGAGGGCCCTGTGCGCCGGCCCCGCCGCTGACACCGCCGCTCGAGCTGCTCGAGGACTGGCCGGGCAGCACCGCGGCCGCGCCGGTCGTGACCCAGTAGAGGAGCGCATCCCCGCCCAGGTTGTCGAAGGTCGGGACGGCGTCCGGGTCGCTGGTCGTCTGGACGTAGAGGCCGCCGACGAAGCCGAGGTGAGCGTACTGCTCGAGCAGGTTGATGCCGGTGACGAGCGGGATCCCGGTGACGACCGGGTTGCCGGCATTGTCGCCGATGTCGAGGACCCAGCCACCGGCCGGATCATCACGGTAGCGCAGCGTCAGGGTGTACTGCAGGCCGTCCAGCGTGGCCGCAAAGGTCTGCGGGACCCCGGGCTGCAGCGGGATCTTGTAGAGGCTGGGCGCGGTCATGGCTGCGTTGGGGCCCATTGCGTCGGGTCGACCGAACCCCCGGGCGCCGGCGAACCCGGGACCACGGTAGCGACCCCGACGTTCTGGGTCTCAGCGGTCGCCGCCGGATTGGTCTGGCTGGTCTGCGGCGGCAAGCTCGTCGATTGGGTCGTCGCGAGAATGACCTCGCGGCAGGTGGCCGTGACCATCAGGGCCTGCGCCGTCTTCTCGTCCCGGGTGACGTACAGCGCCGGCATCATCATGTTGTCGTAGGTACGCGCCGTCGTCGTGATCGTGAAGGGCTGCCGCGACTTCTGAAGCGCCAGCAGCTGCGAGTAGATGCTCAGGACGTAGTCCGATGCCGAGAGTCCGCCGCCACTGAAGAGCGACGTTACCGCGCCGGTGAGCGCCTCCGGGCTCGCGTTGCTCCATCCGCAGCGGAGCATGACCTCGGTCGGCTTCAGGAAGCTGTGATCGGAGATCGGCGTGCCGGACTCGACCGGGTGCTCGGTGACCTCGAGCCGGTCGACGTGGGTCTCTTCGAGCACCGCCTGGACGGCAATGCCGCCGATCGTCGACTGCGGCGTGATCTGGACGAGATTCGCCGAGGAGAGCCCGACACCAGCGAGTTGAGTCAGGACCGCACTCACTGCAGCTGAGCCTTCACGTTCCGGATCATGTCGTCATTGACCGAGTCCTGCTGCCTGGCCACCTCGGCGCCGGTCGCGGCCGCGTCGCCGCCGTTGACCGTGATCGTCGTGTGCTGGACGAGACTGGCCGCGAGCTCGCCACGCGCTTTCGCCTCCGCGTCCGCGGCAGCCGGCCGCTCATAGCCGCGCGAAATAATGGCGGCAGCCTGCTCGGGCGTCTGCGCGCCGCGGAGCATCTCGGCGACCGCGCCGTACTTGTTGCGCAGCTCCCAATCGTAGAAGCCCGCCTGCTCTTCGGTGCTCGAGCCCTGGATGTCGTGGCCGGCCCACTGGCGGAAGAGCGCCTGGCGGTCCTTGTGCCACTGCCCGAGCCCGTAGGCCTCGCCACCATCGCCAATGGCGCCCGGGTTCTGCTGGCTCTCGGCCTCGATGTTCGCGACGATGCCGGCGGCCTGCGCCTCGCTCCACCCTTTCCGGCGGAAGAACGTCATCAGGTCCGAGGACGGCTTTCCCTCGAGCTCGAGCAGCTCATCGACCTGCTTGCGGATGCCGAGCGCATCGAGCAGCCATCCGACGGTCTCGCCGCCCTGGGCATCGGGGTGGTCCTTGGCGACCTGCTCGCCCCAGTCCTTCATCACCTCGTAGATCTTGCCCCAGCCCTCAGCGACCTTGCCGAGGACCGGGAGCGCGATCGATCCGAATTTCGTGATGCCGTCCGCAAACCCGGTGACCCACTTGGTGATGTCTTCCGCGTGTTTGTCGAACCAGTTGGAGAGCTGCTCGAGTTCCGGTGTGAAGGCCTTCAGCAGGCCGTTGCCGATCTTGATCCGGATCGACTGGATGCGTTCCTCGAGGACGCGCATCTGCTCATTGAATTCGTGCGCGTTCCGCGCGGCCTCGTCGACCCCGGCGCCGGCCAATATCGAGCGGTACTCCTCGAGCTTGGCGACGAAGTCGCCATTCAGCATCGCGAGCATCATCTTCTCGGAGATGCCGAAAAGGTTCGCGTACTGCGGGTTGAGGTAGCCCTGGCCGGCTTCCTTCCTGAGCTGGAAGGCCTTGGCGATGAATTCCGTCAGGAGGACGGTGTCGCCGTGGGCGTCGGCGACGGTCTTGCCGGTGCCGAAGAGGAACGAGTTGAGGTAGCCCTCCGCGCTCGGGTTGTTGCGCAGGAACCGTGCGAGTCCCTCTACCGACTGTAGCGCCTCGCCGGCGCTCGCACCGAAGCCCTGGGCGGCACGGTCGATCGCCTTGAGGTTGACGGCCGAAGCGCCGACGCGCTGCGAGGCGAAGTAGAGCGCCTCGAGGTTGTTCGCGAAGCGCGTGACGCCGATTGCGACGCCGACCGCCATGGACTCGACGGCGACGCCGAGCGCGAGGACGGTCTTGGTGGCCGCCTCGATGCCCGCGACGAACTTCTTGAGCCCGGCCTCGTCCTGCTTATAGCCCAGCGCGACGAAGAATTCGCGGATGACGTTGCTATCGTTTGCCATTGCTCCGTTCCGCGGCGTCTCTCAGCAGCCGCTCGTTGTCGACGCGCAGCGCGAGCATGTCGTTCATCAGGGCGATGTCTGCGAGATCGAGCGTGCCGTCCTTGAGGGACTCGTAACGGCACATGCCGGCGGCCACCGGCGCGAGGAGCCACTCTTCGTCGTCGGGCAGCTTCCTGAGCTCTACCCGAGAGCCTCGGCCAGTGCGGCCTGCTGGCTCATAAGCAGGCCGTTGATAAAAGGGCCGAGGCTATCCTTGAGGACGTGCATGGCGATGGGCCAAAGCTGACCGACGTCATTCAGGTCGTCGAACATCGGCATTTTCGCGCGCGCGTTCCACACCGGCTGCCACGCATCCCCGACGCGGCGGCGAACGGTGAGCAGGCACGTCGCGAGGACGTACTCCGCATCCTCGTCCTTCATCGCCGCAAGACCGTCCATGAACGGCTGGAAGAGCATGGCGAGACGGTCGAGGTTGAGCTTCGGCACCTCCAGGGTCTTCTTGCCCTCGCCCTCCTCGGCCGGCGTCTGGATCTCGAGGATGCCGCTGCGCGCGACCTCGAGGAAGATCGGCACGAGCGGTGGGACGAGCGGCCCGACCTTGCGGCTGACGTGGAACTGCTGCATCGCCGGCAGCTTCTCGGCCTTGTATTTCTGGCCGTTCTGTTCGAACTCGATCATCGTCACGGCTCCTAGTAGACGCCGAGGACGGTGTCGATGTGGATCGCGTCGAAGCCCCACTCGACGATGTCACCGTCCTTGGCGTAATCGAGGTCGGGCTTCTTCTTGAACGCGCAGCGCACCGCCGTCGTGATGTCGCCGCTCGCAGTCTGGCGCACGACGATCGTGTTCTGGCCCCAGAGCGTCGAGGTCGCGGCCTGGGCGTCGTACATCGCCTGAAGCACCGCGTTCATCGGCGACACCTTCAGGAGCCGTACCGTGACCACGCCCGACTTGTCGGCGTGGAGCGAGTGCATGCCACCGCCATCGGCGCCGATCCGCATCGTGTTCTTGTCGCCGGCGGCCGCGACCTTGATGCCCTCGTCGGCGACGGAGGCGCCGTAACCGAGGTTCGCGGAGCCGGTTGGCCCAGCGAGCGTCGCAACGACGTCGTTGAAGCTATAGGTTGCAGACATGGGGCGCTCCGGTTACTGGTTGACACTGACGAGGACGTTCGACGAATGGATCGCGCCGGCGAGCTTGATCGCCGTCTGGATCACCGGCGCCTTGCGCGCGGCGCGGTCGGCCTGGCTCTGCGACGCGATCGGCGGCGCGTACACGTAGTAGCCATTGCCGAGCGTCTGGCCGGTGGCGAGGTTGCCGATCGGCGGACCGGTCCACACGCCGCGGCCGATCATGCCGTTGATGCGCGCCTGGTCGCACTGCTGCGAGACCGCGGCGATGAGCTGGTTCACGCCGGCATCGCTCTGCGGGACCTTCGTGCCGACGGTGAACAGCACGTTGAACACTGCGGTCTGGATCGCGTTCTGCAGCCAGTCCGAGCTGTGGACGACGTCGAAGTACTGGCCGTTCGCCATCGTGCCCTGCTGCAGGATGGCGATCTGGTTGTTGTAGTAGACGAAGACGTTGCAGCTCTTCGCGGTGAGCGCGGCCGCCTGGGTCTCCGTGAGGAGCTCCGGGACGATGCCCGGCTCCTGCTGGAACTTGAGCGTAATCATCGTGCCGGCGCCGTTGAAGTTCACGGTGAAGGCGCGGCCGAAGATCGACGCCGAGGCGTACGGGCTCGAGCTCGAGTACTGGACGAAGGTCCGGTGGTAGCCGGAGGCCTGCATCAGGTACGCGAGGTCGGACGTGCTGACGGCCGAGAGGGCGCCCGGCTCCTGCGTCGTGACGCCGAAGATCCGGGTGACGCTGGCCGCCTCGATGTAGCCGGCGACTCCGACGTACTGCGGGTCGGTGATCGCGGCCGTGGCGGCGATCTGCAGGCCGTACCAGGCGTTCGACTGCAGGTCGAGCGCGGTGACCGCGGCGAGCAGCGTCTCGGCGTTGATGCCCGCGACCGCGTAGCCGCCACCGGTGGAACCGAGACCCATGAGCACCGACAGGTCCGTGCCGGCGCCGACGGTGGAGAAGGCGACCGTCGAGGCGACGCCCGTGGTGCCGCTCGTCACCGCGAAGTTGCCGTTGGTGGCATTCCAGGTGACGGTACCGGAGCCACCGAGCGCGGTCGTGATCGCGGAGGCGACTCCGTTCAGGTTGGTCACGCCCGACAGGTTGATGCCGGTCAGGTTGTGGACCGTGCCGTTGATCGTGATGCCGATGCCGCCGTTCGAGATCCCGGTGAAGTTCGTGAGCAGCTGCTGGCTTGCACCCAGGACTCCGCCCTGCAGGACGCCCGGCGTCGCGGTGCTGGCCCAGCGGCCGACGTAGCACTGCGCGGGCTGGGGCGACTGGCCGAAGAACAGCGCGGCCGCGGAGTACTCCGGGGCGCTCGAGCCGAAGTCGCCGGCGACGCCCGCGAGGGACGTGTAGAGGCGCATGCGCTGCGTCGTGTCGATGACCTGCGAGTCACCGAGGATCAGCAGGCTGCCGAAGTTGCGCTGCTGCGCGGCCGTCGGGGTCAGCGAGACGCTGACGTTCACGACGTCGTTCAGGGACAGACCGATGTTTGGCATTTCAGATGCTCCGGGGAATTAAGCGGGTAGACGACCGTTCGGCGGCACCGTCACGTCGATCTCGAGGTTCGTGTCGTCCTGGACGACCGCCTCAGCCGACTGCAGGTTGAGGACTGGGTAGCTGCGCGTGATCTTGCGGCGGAACTGAAGCGCGATATCCCGGCGCCGCAGCCACTGCTGGTTGACGAGCTCTGGCACCGCGCGAATCGGATCGCTCGAAACGAAGCGCATGTCGAGCGCGAGCAGGCCCTCGGTGTTCTGCGGGATCGCGATGTCGTCGCGGACCAGCGAGGCGAACTTGTGGCTGTTCGGGCCGTAGAAGGTCACGAGGACCGTGATCGCCTCGTGGCGGATGTAGATGTCGGCGCCTGAGCCGGTGCCGTCATGGAGGATCGCAGGGCCCGCGTCCGCCGCGTTCGTGGTCACCCCGATCGCCGCCCAGTTAGTCGTCACCGAAGGCTGTGTCGGGGGCACCGGCTGCCAGCGTGGGCGCACCAACGTTCCGGGCAGCCCCGTGATGCCGACGACGAGCGCCTGGAACACGGCATCGAGCGCCGCGTCCATCAGCGGCGAGGTGGTGACGACTGCGTTCATTGGATCGTCGGTAGCAGGTAGCCGTAGGGAGCCGGGAGAGCCTGTGCGGGCTCATCCTCGGGAAGCATCGAGCCACCGGTCGCCGACGTTCCGAACATCGTCCCCGATGCATCGCTCTCGGACACCGCGCCGCCCGAGAGCGCCATGGTGACCGTCAGGACACCCGTCAATTGATCGACGGAGATCGCCGCGCCTGCGAACTGCAGCGCCGTCGTGAGGCTCGCGATCGCCGTGCTCACCGACTGGGCGGCCGCCGACAGGAGGGCCCCGATCGTCAGCTGGCCGGTCGCCGTCGAGGCATCGGCTGCCGCACCCGCGAGCGCCGCTGCGCCCGGCAAGAAGCCCGTTGCCGCGGAACTATCGGTCGCCGCACCGGCCAGCTGGATGGCCGTCGTGAGCTGCCCGGACGCCGCCGTGGCGCTCGTCAGCGCCACGCCAAGCGGGATGCCGGTCGTCAGGACGCCGCTGGCGCCAGAAACCGAGGTCAGCGACGCCGCCAGCTGGACCGCCGTCGTCAGGGCCGCGGCGGCCGTCGAGACGTCGGCCGGCGACCCTCCCAGCTGGATCGTCGTCGAGAGCTGCGCCGCGGCAGCGGAGACCGAGGCCGCCGCCGCCGCGAGCTGGATCTGGGTCGAAAGGATGCCCGCTACGGTCGTCGAGGACTGGGCAGCGCCGGCAAAGCTCGATGCCGGCGTGCCGAGGTTCAACGACCATAGGAGCATCAGTCATCAGCCGATCAGGTCGGGACTTCGTCGTGAACGATCGAGCCGACCGCGGAGTGCGCGACCGGAGTCGTGGTCGCGAGCAGCGCCAGCACGCCGCCCGGGGGCACGATCAGCGAACCATCGAAGTTCTCGACGAAGCCCTGCAGGGTGGTCTGCATGCCCGCCGCGGTGCCGACGAACGAGGCATTCGACGAGGAGCCGCCACCCAGCGCCGAGCCGAACATCGCGACCAGGTTGTTCGTGAGACCGGTCAGGGCCACGCCGGACATGTTCTTCGCCTGCGAGCCGGCCGCGGCCAGCGTCTTGCGGCTGAAGGGCGCCGAGCCGAGCGTCAGGGCGTTGTTGCCGGTCGAGCCGCACCAGACGTATGGGCCGCCGCCGGTGGCCGTGAGCGCCGTGATCGCCGCCGCGAGCGTCGCCTGCGCGATGACCAGGTTGACGGTCGAGGTGCCCGGGTTCCACACGCCGAGGATCGGGGTGCAGGTCGCGCCGAGCGTTGCCACCGTGAAGGTCGCGTTCGTGATCGCCGTGAGCGCGGCGAGGCCCGAGACGAACTTGTTGCCGCGGTAGGTCTGCTCGTAGAGGCGGCCCTGCAGCTCGCTGACGATCATGTCGCCGAGCTGGCCGGCGCGGGAGTTGATGAGGGCACCGGGGGACGCCGACTGAGGACCGACGCCGGCGGCGACTGCGTTCTGTAGCTGCATAACGAAAACTCCTTAGTTGAACAATGTCGGATCGTTGAGGATTGCCGCCTCGTCATCGGCGATCGGGACGCCCGAGTTGAGCGAGCTCGACAGCTCGCGCAGGTAGAACGTCATTACCTTGAGCTGGGCAAGGACCAGCAACATCGTCTCGGGTGGCCCAGGCGTCCCATTGACTCCCGGCTCCGGCTGGATCGCGACGGCCCCCGTGCGATCCGTCAGCACGGTCCGCAGCAGCCCGGCGGGATCAATTCCGGAGACCCGCTGCGAATTGAGCGTCGGCGCCGAGCCGTCCGCGACGTTGCCGCCGACGGCGAGCGTGCCGGCGACGCCACCGGTCACGACGCCAGTGCCGCCGACGCTACCGACGTTGACGGCGGTGTAGGCCGCCGACGAGGCGATCTGCTCATAGGTGGCCGAGAACGCCGCCATGCTGAGCCGTGCAGACGCCTGCAATGTGCCCGCGGCAACCGCGGTCGAGATCCGCGCCCGGAAGTACCGGAACGGGATCGCCCCGGCGAAGAAGCGCTGGGTGTTGGCCCCCACGGCGACGAAGGTTACCGGCGCGTTCGTCGGACTCGCCTGGTCGAAGAGCGGCAGCGCGACGTACGAGACGCCGTCCTGCGAGCACTCGAACGTCACCGTCCCTGTGCCGTTCGTGACGGTGTTCAGCTGCAGGCCGATCGAGCGGTACTGCGAGCAGTCGACCGGAGCCGCGGTGCCCGTGAGGACGTTGATGTTGAGGTTGCCCGGCGGGAAGCCGAGCGGGCCGAAGTTGGCGTCGTTGACCTGCTCGTTCGCGAGCGTCACCGGGAACGAGAGCGCTGCCGGGCGCGGTCCGGTCGTCTCGATGCCGGCGGGCGCGACCGGATGCGGGACGAAGGTCTCCGACAGCGGGTCCATGACATCGAGCAACGTCCGCGGGTTCCCCACGTCGTCCGAGGATGTGCTGCCGAGTGAGGTCATCGAGCGCGTGATCTGATCGGCCGAGTTGGCGTCGACCGTCAGCTGCCGGCCCTGGCCATCGACCGCCATCACGCCGACGACGTTACCGGGGCCCTTCGCGCCGCTGATCGAGACTTCGGGGACCGTCGTCGTGGTGAACGCCGCGCCGATCGGAGCGCCGTCCGTCGCCGCGACCGGCAGCGGGTTCGTCGTGGTGACGATCTGCTCGTTGCCGGCGCCGGTATCGCCGCCGAAGTCGAGGCCGACGACCTGCGTCTTCGCGGTCGTCCGATCGACGCTGCGAATGACGTCGCCGCCCGTGCCGAGATTCAGCTGGGTGTTGTCAGACACGAATTGCTCCGATTCAGGCCGTGAGCGGGATGCGGTCGCAGGTCGCAGCCACGAAGCCGCGGCCGAAGGTCGAGTAGTCGTTCACCTTCGAGACCGTATAGCTGACGCCGTTCCAGATGACGATGTCGGCCGAGTAGCCCGCAGCGCTCTCGCGGAGCGGGCTACTCG